TTTTGGGATACATTCTAGATCCCGAATACGGTGATATCACCGACACTCTGGAGGGCACCGACATTACATTAGTTTACACTAAGCCCACAACCCCCGGTGCCTATCCCCAGACAAGCCTAAAAATGCGTAGAAATACTTCTACACTTCTAGAGGATACAGAAGCTATCTCAGCCCTCCTTGATCGTATGCCCGATTTTGATAGCCTCTTTGAGCGTCTTTCTCCCGAAGAAATTGATGCCATCCTTGATGAGCAACTTAGCGGCGATCTTAGCGCTGAAGAGCGTTCGTCGGAAACTGGGCGCTACAATTCCGATTCGAAGAACCCAGTGGACAAGGCATTTGACGAGTTGATGGCTAACAAGTAACAGGCTTGTTCGTGCCGATGGCAGACCGGCTATAACGTAAATAGTCTGCCAAATTTTCTATAAACAAAAAAAGGAGAATGTTATGGAATGGTTAAAGTCACTTTTGGCTAGATGGAAAGTTCAAGTAAGCGTAGTGGGAGGCGTCCTTGTTGTCGCAACCGCCTACGGAACCTGCAGCGCAGATCCTGCCGCAGTTTCTACGAATACTGAAACTACCACTAATGTAACAACCACTGAAACAGTTGAGGTTTCCGCGACAACAGAAGTCACCGGAGATACCACCACAACTGCAACTACTGGTGATGCAGCCAACACGACTGGTGAAACAACTAACACCACCACAACAGAGACAACCACTACTACTGAAACAACAACAGAGTAGTGAAAACAGCCGCTGGCAGACCGGTGTAAAGTCTGCCGCTATTTTATTTTAAGGAGAGCACATGGCAAAAGCCAAAGCGGGTCGAGTAGCAATGCAAGATCTAATGAAACTAGTTAACAAAAAAGCCGGCAGAAATGTCGCACACGACTTAACGGGAGACAACCCCACCTCGGTGAAAGAGTGGATTCCCACAGGATCAAGATGGCTTGATTCTATTATTTGTAAAGGACAAGTAGCCGGCATACCAGTTGGCAAAGTTACAGAGATTGCTGGACTTGAATCCACAGGTAAATCTTATATGGCTGCACAGATAGCCGCAAACGCCCAGAAATCGGGCAAGCTCGTCGTTTACTTCGATTCTGAGTCTGCTATCGATCCAAGCTTCTTGGAGCGAACAGGGTGCGATTTAGAGCGTTTAATGTATGTTCAGGCACAATCTGTCGAGTTTGTTCTTGAGACTATTGAAGAATTGCTCGGAGCATCTGACGATCAAATGGTGTTTATTTGGGACTCACTGGCGTTCACGCCTTCAGTTTCTGATGTAGAGGGTGATTTTAATCCTCAGTCATCAATGGCTGTTAAGGCTCGCATTCTTGCCAAGGGCATGTCTAAGCTGACTATTCCTTTGGCTGACAAACAAGCAACTCTTCTTGTTCTTAATCAGCTTAAGACAAATATCCCACAAGGCCCAAATGCAAGAGTGGTGGCTATGACTACACCGTATATTACCCCCGGGGGCAAGGCGATGCATTATTCTTATTCGCTGAGAATCTGGCTAACAGGGAGAAAGGCGAAATCTGCTTTTATTGAAGACGATAAAGGCTTCCGAATTGGTTCTGAAGTTAAAGTTAAGCTAGAGAAGTCTCGTTTTGGTACTCAAGGTAGATCCTGTGCGTTTCGTATTTTATGGGGAACTGAACAGATTGGTATTCGCGATGAAGAAAGCTGGTTTGACGCAATTAAAGGCTCAGACAGCTTGAGTTCAGCCGGTGCTTGGTATACCTTGTCAACCCCTGACGGATACACAAAGAAGTTTCAGCCATCAAAGTGGACTGATTTGATTACTTCCGATGAGGAATTTAGAAATCATGTAGTTCGGATAATGGACGAAGAGATTGTGCAAAAGTTTGAAAAACGAGAAGGAGATGCGTCCAGCTTCTATGAAGATCCCGATGATCTAACAGTGCCAGTTACTTCAAAATAAGTGTTGACAGCCCTCTTGCAAGAGGTTATAATAAGACATAAGCTTGTAGGAGGGCTTTTTATGAAAAACTATGGCTATGCCTGTATCAATATGGGTTTCTCGTCGCTGCCAAAATCGCAGCGCATCACAACTAATCGTACAATGATCAAGCGTACCTTTCAAGAAAAAGGTATCGAATATGCGTCAGAGCTAGCACTACAGAATCTGCGTGATTTGCGCACTATTCTTGAGTGGAACCTTGAGAACGACATTTATTTCTATCGCTTGTCATCTGACATCATTCCATGGGCGAGTGAGTACAGCTTGGAGGAGATGCCAAACTATGGCGCCATCCACGCGGCAGCGCTGTCTGCTGGTAACTTTGCGCGCCAGCACAATATGCGCCTCACCTCTCACCCCGGTCCATTCAACAAGCTGGCGTCACCCAAGGAGCGCGTGTTTCAGCTTACCAAGACTGACTTGTCTGTGCACGGCGATCTGTTCGATCTCATCGGACTCCCCAGGACTCCATATGCCAAGCTAAATATTCATGTTGGTGCTGCTTACGGTGACAAGCCGTTTGCTCTTGACAACTTCTGTCGCAACTTCGAACGCCTTCCGGAAAACGTGCGCTCTCGCTTGACTGTCGAGAACGATGACAAGGAGTCGCTGTACTCAACACTTGAACTATACGAGGGCGTCTACAAGCGTATTGGTATCCCTATCGTGTTCGACTATCATCACCACATGTTGCATCCCGGCGGGCAGACTGAGCAAGAAGCACTTGAGCTAGCACTGTCTACGTGGGGCGACATCAAGCCAGTTGTGCATTATGCAGAGTCCCGCTCGGTTGAGCACAACAATCCGAAGATCAAGCCCCAGGCTCACTCTGATATGATTCGCAATCCCTTCGATGACTATGGGCATGATTTGGACGTAATGATCGAGGCAAAGCATAAAGAGCTTGCATTGTTGGAATATCGTGATATAATGAGTAGAAGGGATGTTGCATAATGTCTGATAAGGTTTATTATGATGCTAGCTGCTACGTGTGTTCTTTGGAGATTGACACCATTCGTTCACGCGGAGAAGCATGCGGTATAGAGTTTATAGATATTAGTGCTGATGACTTCGATGGTAACATTAAGGACTTTGAGCAAGAAATGATAGGCTGGTTCGATCAGAAGGCTACCAAAGGTCCGGAAACATTTCGACTCATGTATGAGAAGATGGGCTTTCACAGATCCGTTAAGGTGTCTAGGCTTCCAATATTTAGCACTATTTTTAATGCAGGATATTATGTTTTTGCCTACGCGATTAGGCCGTATTTACCGAGGAAAAAGAAATGAAGTTTATCAAAAATTTTTTAAACAAAAGAAAACTAAACAAGATTAGAAAAAAAATAGCTGATTTACAAAAACAAGGAATGCTATATCAACGTAATGGTAATTTGCGAGCTTTCGCACATGTTGTTGAACAAATCAGTGAACTAGAGGAACAACTAAATGAGTGAAGAAACGAAAAGAGTTATCATAATTGATGCATTGAACATGTTTTTGAGAGCGTATATTGTAGATCCTTCACTTTCTTCTAATGGACAGCCAATTGGGGGATTAAAAGGTTCGATCAAGATTCTACAGAAACTTGTCAGAATCAGCAAGCCTGACTCTATTGTGGTAGTGTGGGATGGCCCTAATGGCTCTCGAAAGCGAAAGAGCATGAACAAAAATTACAAGGCAGGCAGAAAACCATTGCGCCTCAATAGGGCATTCCACAATCTGACAGACGATGAAGAATTGCAGAATAAGATCTGGCAACAATCACGTCTGATAGAGTATCTTAATGAAATGCCTATTGTGCAGATTATGCTTCCGGAAATTGAGGCGGACGATGTTATTGCTCATGTCGCACAGTTAAAGTACTATGATGGTTGGCAGAAAGTGATTATTTCAAACGACAAAGACTTTTTACAACTTTGCAATGATGAAACAGTGGTTTACCGCCCTACAGCAGATGTTCTCTTAAACAAGAAGAGGATCGTGGAGGAATATGGGATCCACCCTACAAATATGGCGCTAGCGAGAGCAATAGTGGGTGACGCATCCGATAATCTTCCAGGAATCAAGGGTGCGGGATTGACTTCGATCAAAAAAAGACTATCTTTTTTAGCCAGCGAAAAAGACTATACAATTCAAGAGGTTATAGATTTTTGCGATCATGCAGATCAGAAATTAAAGTTTTTTAGCAACATTGTAGAGGGACGAGACATAATTGAGCATAATTATAAAATGATGCAGTTATACTCGCCCATGTTGTCAATTAATTCAAAAGACTTTGTAAAAACTGCCGTTAGTGATTTTGATTGCGCGTTTAATAAAACTGGCGTTATTAAAAAAATGAGAGAGGACGGTTTCGGTGAATTAAATTGGGAAGAGTTGAGAACTCGCCTCAATAAAATAGCAGCAAGTTGTTAAGGGTACTTGACATGCTGTTTGAATGTGTTATAATTACAATCATTGGAGGTGTGGTTTGAACGAAAAAGCAGGTTTTGCTAAATATGGAAAAGCCTTTCAAGAGGGGCTGGTTCAACTCATACTAGATGATCGTCCTTTTGCTGATCAGATTTCGGAAGTTTTAGATATATCTTTTTTAGAACTGGAATATTTGAGAGTTTTTGCTAGAAAGGTGATGAACTACCGAAGCCGCTACTCTAAGCACCCATCACATGATGCAGTCATAACGATTCTCCGCACAGAATTAGATGCAGAAGACGAAGTACTAAAAGAACAGGTAAAAGAGTACTTTGCTAAAATTCATAAATCAGAAGTAGAAGATGCAGAATATATAAAAGAGCAATCGTTGGATTTTTGCAGAAAGCAAAACCTAAAAGAAGCGATGTTAAAGTCTGTAGAGCTTTTACAAAACAGCTCTTTTGACGAAATATCAAAGGTTATCAACGAGTCTTTGAAGCTTGGCTCGGAAACTAATTTCGGTTATGATTATCTCGCTGATTTTGAAGAGCGCTTTAAACCTAAGTTTCGGAATCCAGTGTCGACTGGTTGGGCAGATGTTGATTCGATTACATCTGGCGGCTTGGGGAAGAGCGAGCTTGGGGTGGTAATTGCCCCAACGGGTGCCGGTAAATCGATGGTTTTGGTGCACTTAGGCTCCCAGGCTGTTGTGCAGGGGCAAGTTGTCGTACACTACACACTAGAGCTTCAAGATACTGTTATTGCCAAGAGATACGACAGCTGTATTACAGGGTACCCGCTTTCAGAATTAACGTCTTTTAAGGATGAGGTTTTTGATGAAATTAAGGACATCGAAGGAAGGTTAATAGTAAAAGAATATCCCACTAAGTCGGCAACAACGGAAACGATTAGAAACCACTTAACTCGCTTACATAAGCGAGGCATTAAGCCTGGAATGATTATTGTAGATTACGCCGATCTTTTGAGACCAGTCGTTGTAAGAAAAGAAAAAAGAGAGGAACTTGGGACAATTTACGAAGAGTTGAGAGCGATATCAACAGAATATGGTTGCCCAGTCTGGACAGCCTCTCAAACCAATCGCTCCGGATTGAACGCAGAAGTGATCACAATGGAGCAAATTTCTGAAGCATTTAATAAGTGCTTCGTAGCAGACTTTATCTTCTCTGTGTCCCGCACTATTGAGGATAAGCAAAACAATCAAGGAAAGATTTTTATTGCAAAAAATAGAAACGGTCCTGATGGTATGGTGTACAATATTTTTATGGACACCTCCAATGTCAAAATAAGAGTTTTACCTAGGGTAACGCAACCCGGCACTAACTCTGTTGTTACCAGTCCTGTGGTTTTGACAGCAGGCATGCAACAGAATTTGCTAAAAAGCAAATATGAAAAATATAGAAGGAAATAAATTAAATGAGAACCATTGAAAATATTAGAAGATTTAGATTGTCGGATACCTTTATTGATCCGTATAAAGATGCCGAAGTGCCCTGGGGTCCTTTGGGTTACGTAACTTACAAGCGCACATATTCGAGGCGTTTAAACGAGTTTGATCCAGAAGCAACAGGCTCGGAAGAGTGGTGGCAAACATGCCGTCGCGTTGTTGAGGGCATGTTTAACATGCAAAAACAGCACGTGTTCCAGCTTGGGCTAGAGTGGAACGACAATAAGGCACAAAGGACTGCAAAAGATGCGTATGATCGATTGTTTAATCTCAAATGGACGCCACCGGGTAGAGGACTGTGGATGATGGGCACTAAGTTTATCGAAGAGCGCACAGCCGCCGGGTTATTTAATTGTGCGTTCCGCTCGACTCGTGATCTGGCTACCAAGGGTGGCTATCTGTTTGCTTGGATGATGGACGCGCTGATGGTTGGAATTGGTGTTGGCTTTGACACAGAGGGCGCCGGATCGCTATCAATCAAAGAGCCACAATACACAAATGACACGCTTGTAATTGATGATTCGCGAGAGGGGTGGGTTGATTCAGTGCACATGCTTCTTGATGGATATTTTTTCGGCTCTAAGGTGCCAAAATTTGATTATTCAGCAATTCGCCCACTTGGGGCAGAAATTAAAGGGTTTGGCGGCACCTCTTCCGGCCCAGATCCACTCATCGAGCTTCACGCAAGTTTAAAAGATTTGTTCAGCGACAAGATAGGTGAGCTTATTACATCCGTGGATATTGTAGATATAGAGAATCTGATCGGGCGCTGTGTGGTTTCAGGCAACGTCCGTCGCTCAGCAGCATTGGCTATGGGTAGGTATGACGACACTCCCTATCTTGAGATGAAAAATGATCAGGAAAAACTGTACCACCACAGATGGGGTTCAAACAACTCTTTTAATGCAGAGGTTGGTATGGACTACACATGGCATGCAGAACAGTCACAGAAGAATGGAGAGCCGGGATATATTTGGCTTAATAACGCTAGAACACGCGGGCGATTCAAAGACGATCCTCGCTATGACGATATAAATGTAGCAGGATTTAATCCGTGTGTAGAGCAGCAGCTTGAAGATGCAGAGTTGTGCTGCTTGGTTGAGACTTATCCTGCTAAACATGACGATATGGAGGACTATCTCCGTACTTTAAAAATAGCCTATTTGTATGGTAAAACTATTACGCTATCGAACACTCACTGGCCAGAAACAAATGCAAAGATGCTGAAGAATCGCCGTATCGGACTGTCTCAGTCAGGGGTGGTTCAGGCATTTAGTAAGTTTGGCAAAAGAGAAGTTTACGATATGTGTGACAAGGCTTACGAACATGTTAAACAATTAGATGAAGATTATTCCAATTGGCTTTGTATTCCGAAGTCTGTACGCATGACATCAATCAAGCCATCCGGCACAGTTTCACTTTTAAATGGCTCTACACCGGGGATACATTTTCCAGAAGATGAGTATTATATTAGAAGAATTAGATTCTCGAAAGACAACAAAATGCTTGAAGACTTGAAAGAATGCGGTTATAATATAGAAGATGACAAATATTCTCCGAATACTGTTTGTGTTGAGTTTCCTGTACATGAGCCCTATTTTTCGAAAGGAAAGAGATCTATTTCAATGTGGGAACAGCTTGAGATTGCAGCCCAGTATCAATATTACTGGGCAGATAACTCAGTGTCTATTACAGTCACTTTTAAGCCTAGTGAAGCAGATCAGATCAAAAGTGCCCTGGAGTTATATGAAACGCGCCTCAAGGCAGTCTCATTCCTGAAGTTTGAAGAAACAGGATATGAGCAGGCTCCTTATGAACCAATCACCAAAAAAGAGTATGAGAAATTGTCAGCAAACATCACACCTCTAAAAAGAGTAAAAAACGAAGAAGGTGGCTCAGGTACAAGATTCTGTACCAACGACACATGCACCATATAAGGAAAAATCAATGTTTAAACCAGTAAACCGACATATTTTAATCGACTTAGATCAGAGAAGCGACGAGCAGAAGTCATTAATCATGCTACCAGAAGACTATAAGCCTGAACAACAAAAACATTCAGTTGTGCAGGTTTTGAATAAGTCTGACGATGTTAAGTTTGATTTATCCACAGGCAGTAAAATCGTCGTAGATTCATCAATGATCGAAGAAATTGTAATAAATAATACTACTTATAATGTAATCTTAGAGAATTATGTTGTGGGGGTGTTGTCACCCTAGAGGCTAAGCAATGGACAAAAATTTCTACAATGAGGCTTCCGCTAAGAAACTTGGCTGGGAGCCTTCTTGGTTTGGAGAAAGATTTTTTGATGACAAGCTTGTAAGGGCGATTAAAAAATGGCAACGTGCTAGAAATTTAAAAGCTGA